TATCTAGGTTCAAATTCAGCTAAATCAAACCCATCTAAACTATCTTCATTTGACTCAAAAGTTACAGGAGCTAAATTATTTTTCCTTTGATCTATTAGTTTTGATTGCTCTGTGTTAGCTTGACTAATCCTTTTAGATTTAGATTCCTCACGTTTTGCTTCTCTTTCTTTTAATCCGTCAATTTCAACACCTTTTAATTTCATTTGTAACTGAAATTCTAGTTGCATTAACTCAGCTTTTATAGCAGCTTCTCCTTTCATTTTTTCTATTGAAAAAGTTGCTTTTCCTTTTTCAATTTCCATAGCAGCTTGAGTTTCCATCTGTAATTTTTGCATTGCTGTTTGAGCTGCCATTTGTTGTGACTGCATATTTATCTGACCTTGTTGTTGGGCAGCAGCAGATTTTGCTTGTTTTTCAGAATCTTCTTTTGCTTTACGTCTAACCTTAAGCATTTGATTAGCAAGTTTAACATTTCTTATTTCTCTAATGTCAATTGCATCTTCTAGGTTTATACTATCTCTAGTTAAAGCAGTTTGAATATTTTGCTCTAAAAGCCTTTCTTGTTCTTCATCTGGAGCTACTTCTATAAAAATACCAAAGTCACTTAAATACAATTCAGATATTTCTTCTAAAATTCCAACATTATATTTACCTACCTGATTAATAAATTCCTCTCTAAAATCTGCATACTCTAACAAATCAGCTACTCTACTAGATAATGCTGTACAAAGCCTTTCTGTCATTCCTATACCAGAATCTAATATATGCCTAGTTGCAGTATTACTGCTTAAAGCTGCTAGTTTTTGAAGACCAACTAAAGAATAAGAATCTGGTGTTGCTCCATCTCTAGCTTCATTTAATCCAGTTACATCTCTAAGCATAGACATATAATGATTATACGTTCCTACAAGACTTTGTATTTTTCCTTGTCCTGAATTACTGTTCAATTGTTGGATAGGTACTTTTGCTTGATTATAATCTCCATCTTGAGTATAACTTCTACCAATAACACTTCCTGTTTGGAAAAACATTCTAAGCGCATCCTCTGGATTGTATGCTTGACCTGTTCCTAAATCCACTTCACTTAATCCATCGGCATCTATATAAACTCCATCTGGTACAACTCTTGAAATAACTTGTTGTAATTTTAAATGAGTCACTTGAATTAAATCAGCAAATGTAATCATTCTCCTTACTAAAGACTCTAAAACTCCTTTATACATTCTTGGAGCAGCAGCTAAAAATTCTGGATACACTTCTTGTGAAGCTGAAGCTGGTCTAGCCATGTTTTCAGCCATCTCCCATTTAAGTATAATATTTGTTCCCATAACCATAACCCCCTCATACCAAACATCAATTGTTTTAGAGATTTTTTCATAATTACCTTCATCTTGCATTTCTGCAGTTGGATTAAAGCTGTCATCTTTTTCAATAACTCTTGAAGCTCCTGATGAATTTATTTTCTTTTTATAAGTGAACGTATGAGTTGTTTTATAATTAAAAAATAAAACAGTAGCACTGTCTTTACTAAATAAACTATTATTGTAATATTGTGCTGTATTATTGTAATCATACCAACTCTGGCTATATTTTGATATTTCTTCCATATCAACCCTAGTTAAACTAGGATCAATTTTTAGTAATTCAATTATTGGTAACGTTTTAATTTCACCCCAATAAAAACAATCACTAAAATAAGGGTCTTCGGTATAACTGTAAACTACATTTGCAGGATCAACATATTCAATCTCAATTCCTGAACCAGGTTTAAAACTGTGTTTGCAAACCTGAATGCCTAAAACCATTTGGTCATAGTAAAGTCTTTTTTGCAAATCATAGTATCTGCTTTCAGCTAAAACTGTATTTATTGCTTCTTCCTCTGCAATTTCAATAGATGGCTTGTATTTTAATTGCATATGCAAAGCAAGTTCCTGATCACTTTCAGGAACTTCTTCAGGACTCATTCTAAAAGTATTGACATCAAAATCTTTTTGAACTTGTTTCATTAAATCTTTAGAGACCATATCTTTCTCTAGTTCTCTTTGATATTTACTCTTTTTATCAAGAGAAAGACCGTCCTGGGCAAAAGCTTTAATTTTAAATATTCTATCAGCCATTCCGTTAACAACTATATCCACAAACTTTGGTATAATTGGGACAGGAGTCCAATCTAAATTTAAATAACTTAAATCTCCATCAATTGCTAATTCATTTTTATATTTAGTTATTGACTGTTCTCCACGAGCATATAATCGAAGTCTATGAAAGTCAGCCCATTGATTATAAAACCTACTTTGTCCTCCGTCTTTTCTGAACCACTCATATTGAATGGCTTGTCCTATTTGCAATCCAAACTCAACGCTGTCTTTTTCTTTGTCAGACACGAATTGACTTGGGAAACCCTGAGGGTTTATTGCTATTTTTACATCCTCCATTTATTTTATAATTTGGCTATAACTTCCCTTGTTGTCATATCTTGCAAAGTTAAGTTTTATTTTTGATTTATTTTTAATGGGCTGATAAAGGTTCTTCTGTATAGCCATAATAGCTAAACCAGAACTAATTGAAGCGTCAAACTTTGTTCTTTTGTTTATATCAAACCTAGCCCAATCTTCTAAAGTCCTAATAAAATACATAGAACCTATAAGATCTTTTTCTCTAAAAGTACCTGATAAATCAAATCCAACATTTTTTTCAATGTAAGATTCTATCGCTGCTGCATGAGCTTGTTTTATGTCTTCAGAACTATTAGGCATACCCCCTAATTCTTTTTCAGTTTGTGAAAGTTTATTGTAAACTTTGTCAGGCCTATTCATTGAAAAACCTCTATATCCTCTATTTTTAAAATGATATAACAATCTTGGTTTATTATTTTCTATCAATATTGGCATTCCATAAAACACACAAGCCATTAATACATCTTCAAAAAATATTTCAGCTGTTTGTGGTCTAGCAATATATTCTAAAAAAAATTCATTAGTAGGACCTTCATCCATATGAAACTTAGTAACACCATGTAAAGCGCCATTAGATCCTCCACCACCCACAGTTCCAGATATATCATAACTATCACATCCAAAAGCACCTATGTGATCATTTTTTGGATATTTAACTCCATTTTTTAAGTAATACTGATTTTGTAATTCTTTTTTTGGAGTCCATGTTACATAAAATCTTCCTCTATCATTTGGAGAAAAAATAACCTCCGTATCTTTAATTCCATTTTTCCATGAAAACGAACCTCTTGTTACAAATCTATCTTTTATTAATGAATCATTGTAATCTATTTGCTGATAAAGTTTTTGAAGATTAAATAACGATTGTTTACTTTCATCTCTAAAAGCGTGAGATTCTGTACGAGGGAACTGTCTGTAATACTCGTTTAAGCCATCAGGATCTGATTTAAGACCTTCTACTTCATTGTTCCAGTGACTGATAACACCTTGATCAATTACATCTCCTAAAGGAGCTTCTATGTCTTCCTCTGGATCATCAAATACAGGGTGGCCATATACATCAATAAAACCTTCATAATTCCATTCCATTGGGATGAAAAGTGAATATAGTCCGCTTTTAGTTTGACCATTTTTATTTCGTATTCCGACATTAGAATCTACATATAACTTTTTAAAGTTACCACCACCTTTTTCTATAGAATTAGATGTGCTTCCCATCATGCATTTTCCAATAATTCTAGAACCTAATCTTAAACAAGTTTTTGTAACTCTCCAATTATTTAATATATTATCAGGTCTTTCCCATTTCCCACTTTCATCGTGAGCAAGTATTTTTAATTTTTCTCCATCATACGAGTTGTCTCCTGTGTTCTTCCAGTCAATTGTGGTGTCGAGACCTTCGAGTTCTTCAGCGGCTTGATTTGCATCAAGTTTCTTTCTGGTAAGTTTGGAGGCAGGAACTCTATAGGCAAGTTCGGTTTTCGGTCTGTCCATACCATCCTGGATGGGCTTGAAAAAGAAGGGGTAGTTGAGCGATATCGGTACGACTTTGTCGGTAAACATCTTCTTAGCATCTGACCCAGTTTTTGACAATATTCCGTAACGTGAGTCACGTGAGGTGGTAGCTGAATGCACGAGTTCTGATGAGGACATAAATGAAAAGCCTGATCGCCTGTTCTTAAGATAACACATTCCATATGATCTTGCGTCTGCCTTGCAAGCTTCCCAGAATATATAGAATAATCTATTGGACTCTCTAAAGTTTGGCTGCCCAACATCAATCTTGGTCCAGCACAAGTACATGTAGTGAGAACCAGTAATATAAGTAGGAACGTTTTTGTTATAAAACCAAAAACCTTCTTCACGCCTTTCAAATTCTTTATCAATATAGTCATACCATTTTTCTTTAAAAGTATCAGGATATTTATCCCAATCAAACACATTCTTTATTTTACTTAACTCTTTAGGATATTCTAATTTACCCCAATAATTATTTTTAAAACTATGAACATCTTTTTCTTTTGGTAAAGCTATTCGTAATTTTTGTATTTCATATACATCACCAATTGTACCGTCTTTTGAAATAATAACAATGTCATATTCTTTATTATATCCATACTTCCATGCTTTCTTTTTGTTGTAAGAAATTAATACCTTTTTAGGTATAACATTTTCAAGTATTTTATATAAAGTTTGTTCGTACATTATTTTGATCTACCTTCAGCAAAGCCTTTAAATGAAGCTCCTTTTGTTTCTACATTGCTTTTGTCTATCATATTGTTTTCTTCTTCAATTTTGGATAAAATTTCAAAAGCATCAAATATAGCAAGCTTCTTAGAAGCAGCTGCATTTTTTAATCTATCTGCTGCAATATCAGGAGATAGTCCATCTAAGTCTTTTTTTAATATGCCTTCATTAGCAACTTTTATAAGCTCTTTTACAGCTTTCTTTCCTGCTTTAATTATTTCTAATTTTAATTCAATATTATTCATAGATAGTATTTTTTTTTAAAAAACAAACCTGTATTAATCTTGATTCATTATTTTCATCACCAAAGTTTTCAAAAATATTCCTTGAATGCTCTAAATAAGAAGGAAAAACAATTAACCTATTTAGTCTTGATTTTAATATACAACTTTTTTCTCTTTTATAATATAAAGTAGTTCCATCTTCTTTTGGTGTATTATAATTTAAATAAAGAATCGCAGTCAAATCACCCATCATTTCATCTGTATGAATAAAATTAGGTTCTATTTGAT